TTGCACCTTATGTGCTGGATTCGCACCGATGGCAAACTTCGTCTTATCGAGCTTTCCGGCGATGGGATCATTCTTTCCGATAGTTTTGAAAATGCCGGAGAAAGCTTTTATCCAACCGATAAGTTCCCATATTTCTTCACTCCGCTCTACATTCGCGAGGGAACGGTGTGGGCCAAGGGCGATGCCGAGCTTTTGATTCCGCTCCAAGATTTAGTTGATGAGCTCGATGACCAAATTCGCATAAATGCAAGGCTTTCGGGTAATCCGCAGCGGCTGGTTGATGTTTCTTCCAATATTGATTTAGATAAGTGGACAAACGAGAGCGGGCTGATTATTCCAACCTCGAATATCAACGGAGCGCGGTATATGGACCCACCCGAAATGCCAAGCTATCCGCTTGAGCGCCGTGCGTATGCGATAAGCACAGAACGGCAAATTGTGAGCCGCTTCTCCGATCAAATGGTAGGGCAAGTAACCACAAGAGGAATGACAGCAACCGAGGCCGAAGGGGTTCTAACACAAGGCTCGGTGCTAATAGAGCATAAAAAAGCACTTTTGCAAGAAACCCTAAGCGAAGTATTCGAATATTGTCTAATGCTAATGAAAGAATATTATTCGCAAGAAAAAGCCTTCCGCTTATCCGACGGGCAATTTGAATATTGGAAAGCAAGCGACCTAAAATCAATCCCTGTTTCCAACCTTGAAACCAAAGAAGCTGAATTTGATATTTATGTGAGAATTGGGAGTGCAATAATTGCCAAAGATGAAGAGGAGTGATACTATATGAAATGGTCAGATTCAGAATTTATGGAAATGATACAAAATTTGCTGCTGAATTATTTTCAAAATGAAAAAGAAAGCGGAAATGAAAAATATGATGAGCGAATAGAAGAGTTCGAAAAGCTCGGATACAAAGCTGAAAACTTTATTGAAAACATAATCAAAAATAGCATATACGCGATGGGGCATTACTTTGGGCTTATAGCCGGCGGTCTGGGCGATATGCTGAACTGGACCTGGAACAAGCTATATAATGAAATAAATAAATTCTTAGATAAAAAAGTTATGTGGATTGTTAGAAACCCGGATGCATGCCCATGGTGCAAAAATTTGGATGGCAAAGTTTTCAAAATGAGAAATTTACCGATAACTCACCCAAATTGCAGATGCGGCATTGTGAAAGTTGATGATAACATTTTTGAAAGCGATATGTCGAGAACGAAAAAAGATTTATATGGTAGGCCTGGAACTTCAAGATGGTTCAAAGAAAAAGAAATATTCTATGGAGAAGATGGGCGTGCTACAAAGGTTATTGATAGGACTGATCATGGGAATCCTAAAGAGCATAGTAATCCACATGAACATATGATATCTTGGGATGGAAATGGAAATCCAGATTTTAGTAGACAAATTAACAATTACAAGGAGTGAAAAAAATGTTTAAGAATGGATCTGAATTTAACAATTTTGATGAATTTATTAGTTTTTGTGAGCGAGGCGGAGAATTAGAATTTATTTATAATGGGCATGTATATTGGACAACAATGTCAGGAAATGGAAAGCGCATTGCTTATGAGGCATATAATGAAGAAAGCATTAGAGAATACAACACGCCTCAAGAAGTTTTGGAACATGAAATCGAAGAGAAAAAATTGAAAGATATACTGTTTGATATCGAAGTGACTGATAGAAGCTTTTAAAGTCAATTAAAACAAGTATTAATAAAAAAAACCAACTGCTAAACAGAGGTTGGTTTTTTGTTATCAAAAAAACAGATTGCGGGTAAAGCCCGCAATGACAGGAGTTAAACAATGGAAAACATAAATAATGTTGTGAGTCACAATGCGCGGGCGAATGATTTTGCGCAGGAAACGGCGGGGCTAACTGCCCATCAGGTAGTATCGGCTCTTGGCGGGCAGCCTGTATGCCCCAAGTGTGAGCGGCTGGCCTTCCGCGATGTTGGTTGGAAGGAGCGGCGCAGTGCCAGGTGTGCAAATTGCGGCTGGCATGGGCAAACGGTGACTTATGATGAATATATAACTGAGCGGATGTACCGATAAAGCAACGAATAACTAATAACGCATAACGAATAACTGATGATGATTTTACAAAATCTGAAATGCGTTAGCATTTCTACAACAGTTATTCGTTATTACTTATTCGTTATTCGTTAAAACGACTGAAAGGAGTGATTTCATGGATGATAAAAACTACCAAGTTCCGCTTTCCGCCCTAAAAGCTGAGCGGGCAAAGGGGAAAAGAAAATTAAAACTTATGGAGGAGAGAATGAAACATTTTGCAGATGACAGAGATCAGCTGACAGAAAATTTAATGGATGGTTCGAGCGTAGGGGGCGATGCCCACATCGCCCCGGCAGAACAAACACCAATTGAAATTGTCACCCACGACTACCTAACCGAACTCGCCCAGCTAATCAAGAATCCCAATTACGCAGATAGCACTGAACGCATTGATGAGCTTCGCGAATATGCGAATGAATATGGCGTATCACTAAAAACCGCATATAATTCACTTTTTGCTGAAGAAAAATTTGAAAAAATCCGTCAAAAGACGGAAGCTGAGGCGATGCAAAAATTTCAAGCAAAACAAGCACGAAAGATTGAAGCGGTTGACGGCGGCAGCGGGATTAGCAAAAAAGTGGCAAAGCTAAATGCCACTCAAATTGCCGTTGCGGAAATGATGGGGATGACGAGTGAGGAATATGCGAGATATATGTAGCGGAGCAGGTTTCGACGCTTCGCAGAGTAAACTGCGATAAAAAATCCATCTGTCGCCGAGATGCGAAAAAAGGGCGATACGAAAGTCATTAGACTTTGGCATCACAAAAAATCATTTTAGAAAGGATGATGCAAAATGTTATTATCAGAAAATTTTGGTGTTTTCGTCACACCGGGACAAAGAAAAGTATTTATGGACGAAATAGAAAATTATGAACCGCAATTTGCGCAAATTTTTCGCCAAACGGAAACAACAATTCCGTTTTACCGCGGGGCGCATATTGGCGGGTTCGGGCTTTGGAATTCAAGCACAGAAGGCACAACAATTGCTACCGAATCTGTGAAGCAGGGAAGCAATGCAGAGCTTTCGATTGAACGATATTCAAAGGGCTACACAATTTCTTGGGAGCTTATGCAAGATGACCAGCAAGGAGTTTTCTCAGGGCAAGCAGGCCAAGGTGGAAGTGCCAAAATGTTGGCTCGCTCGCTGGTTTCTACGGTTGAATCAAAATGTGCCTCTGTATTAACCGGCGGATTTACAAACACCGGTTATGATGGCGTTGCTCTTTTTGCAACAAATCACAAATATCACAAAAACACAGGCACCCCTCCGACCGGCAGCAACAAGCTCACCGCAACTCCGCTCACCGTAGCGGGATTGCAAGACGCTTGCAAGCTAATGCGTGCAATGAAAGATAACGGCGGCGCGGCATCGGCAGGAATCATTCCGGGGCAACTTATTGTTCACCCTGATGATGAGTTCGCAGCTCGTACGCTTCTAAACGGAGCACTCAATATTGTAGATGGAGTGCCTCACGCTAACTCAACACTTCCTAACCTGGAAATTGTTGTTTTAGACCACTTGGCGAATAGCTCGGCGTTTTATGTTCGTGCAAAGAACATGGATAATTTGGTTCTTGCTTGGCGCGAAAAACCTCGTTTTGCAAGCCACCAAATTCCACAATCGGTTGATTGGTTCTTCTATGGCTACATGAGATTTGTAGCAGGTTACGAAGAATGGAGAGGCTTGGTTGGGGTACAAAAATCAACAAGTTAAGTAGTAGACAGTAAGCAGTTGACAGCACACAGTTGCTGTCAGCTGATAGCTGTCAGCACAGAAAGGATTTGATAATTATGAAAGAAAAATGTTTTTGCGAAGAATGCGCAAAAGAAATCAGAAAGATTGCGAGCGAACTCACACTTGAACAATTGCTCGCGGCAGATGAAATGGGAGTAACGCCGGAAGAATATGCAGAAAACTTATGACGAAAGATATTGAAAATTTAAGAAAGGAGGATATAATGAAAAAGGGAAAAAGATGCAAAAGATGCAACAAAGGCATTGCCCTATGGCGCGGAGATTATGGCCCAATTTGCGCTGGCAAAGTCGGCGTGCCGCTGGGTGGGCCAAGAGCAGGCGCGCAATATGATGATGAAATAATATTTGCTATTGAAGATTGGCTTTTCAAAAAGATGACAAAGAAAGAGCAATCTGAAATACTAAGGCTAAAGAGAATTTGGCACAATGCAGCAGCGCTGGGCGACAGAATGATGATGGACGCAGCGCATAGAGCAGCCGCTCAGATTAGAATGAAGTATGATAAGAATTATACGAGTTATGATAATTACCAACACGCAGATTATACTACGACAAAAACGCGGTCGAGTGCCAAGAAAAACAACAAGATTGAGCCGCTACCGCAACCTGGTCCTGAGCCAACAACAGAACAGATAATTACTACTGAGCCGAGATCAACACCAACGGGCGTTCCATATGATACAACAATAAAAGGCGTACCAATTAAATATTATGTAACAGATAAAGGTGCAGCAAGAATCAGTTATGATCAAAATGATTATGGTCAATTGGTTGCGAAAGATGGAATGAAAGAATTAGCTCAGGAAATTTATCGAAAAGCTAAGTCTATAAATCCTTATAGCATGAGCGGAAGAACAGTTAGCGGTGTTAATACAGAAATACAATTACACTATTTGCTTTATACTTTTATAGGAGATTATAAAAAAGAACCGCACATTGCGCACATAGGCGGGATTGGGAAGGAAGATAGAAATGCTATATTCTTTGAAGCCGCCAACACAGCAAAAATGGTAGCAAGGATTTTTCTTGATCCAAAAGGATACGATAGTTTGTTGAAAGAAATAATAGAGGTGCATTTAAAATGAAAAAAAAATCAATAATTAAGATAATTCTATATCCCATTTTATGCATATTAGCATTATTTGTTTTGCTAAAAGCACCCAGCTTTATTTATAAGACTAAAACAGAAATCAAATATGCTAATTGGCAAATTATTTCCTTTAACGAATATGGAAGCTTTAGAGTGCCAAAAGAGTGGATTTATACTGAAACAGAAGATGCTATTTATTTTACGAACTTACCTATGAAAGAAGAAAATCATTTAGTCTACATGGCAGGAACAAAATGGAATAAGGATGGCTTGCTAAATGTAGAAATAACTTATAGTGATGAAAGAAATCCGGAATGGGAGGATAAGTATCTTTACCAAATAGGAGTAACAATACATGAAGATAAATCTGAAACTTATAGATTAGTTGAAAGAATTTTCCCGCCATGCATGCTTTTTAGTGATACAGAGTATACAGGATATTGTTATGGAGGAGAATCAACATATCATACAAACTTCTACTTAGAAATATTCAAAATTAAGGGGCGCAAACATGAAAAATTTACTATCGGATTTATGAATGAAGATAAAGGCATTGATTTAATCGTATGGGATGATTCGATAACAGAAAGCAAAGTAAAAAAGATAACGAAATCTTTCATTAGATCACCACATGTGAAATAGTGATGAGATGTAAAGAGGTGAAGCAGAAATGAAAGTAAGATACTTTTTGGCATCATTGCTTATAATCTTCTTAGTATTGATTTTTGCTAAAACTAGCATTAAAAATTCAGATGTTTATATCACTAAGGGATATTCTGAGCTGCATTACTATGGCGAACTTTTTGTTCCGATTGAAGAAGAATTTTTACCGGAAGGATTAGAGTTTGATTGGTACAATGGCAAATGGATAGATGCAGATGTAGAGGGCGCAAATTGGTTTTTGGATAAATTCATTCTAACGGATAATGTTAAATCAAGTGAATATGACGGCGAAATATTTCTTTATTTAGAATCTACTATTGGTGGCTATTATTGCTTGCCCGCATATAAAGAAAAACTTATGAGTACCGAATAGCAAGAAAGAATAAATGCAAACCAGACAGTTGTGAAAGCAACGGGGCTGGTTTTTTATTACTTAAAATTAAAAAAGAGGAGTGATTAAAATGTTAATTAAAGAAATTATTGATGATATAAATGTGCGTTATCCCAATCAATATTCCGAAGCACAGCTGATAAAATGGATTAATCAGGTGACTGAGGATAATTGGGAGGATTTAGCGACAGATGAGATATACATAACCGAGCTTGAAACAGGAAAGAGTGTTTATGCGTTGCCAAACACAATTGATTTTTCCGGGATTACTTCGGTTATTGTGAATGAAAAAGAATACACGGCTAAACCCCTGCCGGATTATAAAACAAATTTTGTTTATTTCAAAGAAAGCGAAAACAAAATTGCACTTAATCCAAAGCCCGGCGGCGGCGAGGAAATGTTTATTTTCCATCTTGCAAAACCTTCAAAAGTGGAAAATGTAACAGATGATTTGCGCATTCGCCCGCAGTTTGCCGAAATAATCAAAAATGCAATATTTATTATGATTGCCAAAGCGGCCGGCGAAGTGGATTTGGCAAATAACTATGTGGGTGATTTTAACGCAAGCGTAGAAGATGCCCGTCAGCGCAAAGTTTTATACTCAGCAGCATATCCAAAGGTGCGCGATAATCGGGCGAAGAAGTAGAACACGAGATTAGGAGGAATGATATAAAATGAAAGCAAAATGGCATGCGCTGCCCAAAGGCGGCGACAAAATAAAAGAAGTAAGAATAAGTGATTTAAAAAATATAATAAATTTATCAAGTGAAAACGCTCCAAATCTTAAAACGCGACTCGGGCGTCATCCATATATTAGTTTTACGCAGTGGAGCAATAAGCCGGAAAGGCTGTTCATATTATCCAACGGGAATTTAGCAATTGCCTTTCGTAATGTGCTAAACATGGATTACATTAAAGTTTTTGATTGCGATACAGCCGGATATGTTGCTGATTTCACCAACGGCGGTGATTATGATATTACTGAGCTTTATTCAAAATCGCAAAGCAAACTGGAAACGATTTTTCCTTCCACATTTGGCAATAGCCTTGCGATTTATGAGGATAATACATATTCATTTACCGCAGGACATTGGGGACATTCATATTTAGCAGTGCATAACGGGCGAGTTTATGCGGCAAAGAGTGGTTCTAATTATGTCAATGGATATGAAGAAAATGATTACTTATGGGCGGGTAAACGGCAGTTAACTTTCTATGTTGACGGCAAAAGGTCGCCTTGCACAGGTCTATTTAGCTTCAAAGATAAGCTGATATATTTTTCAAATCATTCAATGCATGCAATAAACATTAGAACCGATAAAACCAAAGGTAAAGATGCTGCCGGCAAAGATTTTGAGATTATCGAAGATGTGGTAATGCAGGAGCGAATCGCAGATGACATCGGCTGCCGTTCGAATTATTCTATTGCAAATGTAGGCGGTAGACTCATTTGGCTGGGGCAAGACGGTGTTTATGAATATGATGGAAGAAACAACCCGCGAATGATAAGCCGGCAAATAAATAAAGAAATCAAAGAGTTTAATTTTGATAATTTATGGATTAAGCCGGAGGGATTTGCTTTGGGCGGGAAATATTATCTTACTATTTGTGAAAAAGCACCTTACAAAAATAAAGTTTTTGTTTATGACACAGAGAACAGTGAATGGCAAACTTATCAATATGAAACACCCATTTTTAGCTTTGCGGTTTATGACGGAATGTTATTAGGGGTGGCAATAGATTCAAAAATTTACGCATTGGAGCGGGATAATTCTAATGAAAACATTTCTTGGAGCTTAGAAATAGAAGTTGATAAAGCAACGCAGAAGATTGAAATTGTCTCTAAAAAAGATGTTAATATGCAAATCGGCGCCAAGTTAAAAGTGAATGGAGTGGAGATAAAAGATTTAGAAAATGTGGATGATGCATTTGTTATTCCTAACCTTCTATTCACTACAAACGATAAAGCAGCAATTAAGATTTATGGCACGGGTGTTATAGAAATAGAAAAAATTTACAAAAAGGGCGGGGAATAGATGCTTGTTGGGCGAGCCGAAAGGAGAAAAATAGAATGAACAATATAATTTCATATATAAAAATAGCTTTTGCATTTTGCACAGGGATAGCAATTAATATGCTTGGTGGATGGGATATGGCTTTGCAAAGTTTATTCACCTTAACAGTGCTGGATTTTCTAACCGGTGTGATTGTGGCTGTTGGAGGCAAAAAATTATCCAGCGGCATGGCTTTTCGCGGCATTGCAAAGAAAATTGGGATATACACATTGATTGCGGTAGTAGTTACAGGAGGAAATGCACTGGGGAATAACGATTTGCGAGGAATTGTTATTGGCTTTTTCATTGCAACGGAAATAATCAGCATTGTTGAAAACTGGGCGAATTTCGGTCTTCCCATC